AGAAAACCTCTGGGGGGGAAACCCCCCTTAACGACCATGTCCGTGAGCATCAGACGTAAACTGTCCATGCTCCCGTTGCGGCAGGCTCTACAAGAGTAGGGTATCGGCGGCATGAGCTATCAGGCCTTCGTAGTTGTGGCCATTGTGATTCTGATAGCAAAATATGGACTCAACTACCTTCTCTTCAGCGTCAAACGGGTCTGGTGCGAAGCTATACACCTGTTTTGCCGTTTACCTTTATCCTACCAGGCAGGCTTGTTCCTGCCTGATTGTGGGGATGAGGGTGGAGAAGTTGACGGAGGCATCCGGAAATGCACCGTACCAGGGGACGGGGAGAGACCCAACCTTTGGACCCCAGAACGGGGTGTTCCAGTCTTCGGAGCTAATCACGATAAATCTGACAAACCCCTCAGTGCTTCTGGGAGCGACAGGCCCAGAGACGCTGGAGGTAGTGTTGGAGGACGTTATGATGGAGTTCCAGGAAACGTGGTCGAGGTTCGAGGAAGAAATCGACACGGGCAGGCCATACGGTTTTGGTGCGCGGAGGCACGGGTGCGGTTTGGCTTTATATCTCGTCGTACCGACGCGAGTAGGGCTGCCGTATCCGAGTGGCTCAGAAATGAGCTCAAGTCGCAATGCACCAGGGCGTGTGACATCAACAGGATTGTCCCCATCGTTGTGGAGTCCGTTTTCGTCCCTACGGAGACAGACATCATGGCTGAGGGAGTCAGACATTCTGGCCGGGCGCGATCAAGACTGATGAACTACGAGAGACTGGCGGGAGAGACCGCCTGGTAGGGGTGCCGTGTGATGCTTAATGGGCTAACCACTGGGGTTGATCGCAAACCAGGGTTCAGTGTCCCGATCAAGATTAAGCACACTAACGGTATCCCTAAGCAGCGCCGATTTGAAAGATTGTTTGGCGTATGCTACGGAGGACAATGGGGAGTCCATAACCACAATCTTAAAAATGTCGTGCGGGGATTAAGGGAGCGGGTATTCGCAGTTGAGCAAGGGGGTAGTCTAGTTTCGCCCCCCCGCCCCCTTAATGGAATGTTTGGAAGATTGCGTGGGTTTCGTACCCAACTCTTGAAAGCCTTGGGTTCATGCCGCCGATGGAGTACTGATGAATTCATCAAGTCCTACCACGGCGCCAAGCAACGGCTTTATGATAGAGCGCGCGCCAGCCTAATCCTGAGGCCATTGTCAAAGCGCGACGCAAGACTAAAAACATTTGTCAAGGCTGAGAAACTCAATTTGAGCAAAAAGCCTGACCCTGCCCCTCGTGTCATTCAACCACGTGACCCGAGGTACAATGTAGTGGTGGGGCCCTACTTGAAACCCCTAGAGCACAAGGTCTACAAGGCCATAGCTGCTGTTTGGGGAGGGCCCACGGTTATGAAGGGTTTTAATGCTGTTGAGCAGGGTTGCATCATACGCGGAATGTGGGATTCTCTCGGGGATCCCATTGCCATTTCCATCGATGCGTCCAGGTTTGACCAGCATGTCAGTGCTGACGCCCTGAGATGGGAGCATTCAGTCTACAACGGTGTGTACAAGAGCCCCTTACTTGCAAAACTGCTGTCATGGCAGGTTGGTAATGAGGGAAAGGCGTTTACACCAGAAGGAGTGGTTACTTACTCCGTGGCTGGGTGTCGGATGTCTGGTGACATGAACACGGCTTTGGGCAACTGCCTGCTGATGTGTGCAATGTGCCACCAATTGTTCGAAAAGCTTGGGATTGTGGGGAGATTGGCCAACAATGGGGATGATTGCGTGCTCTTTGTTGAGCGACGCGATGCCGCTAGGCTGATCAAAACCATTCCCAAGTTCTTCCTAGGGTTTGGGTTCACGATGAAAGTGGAGGCCCCCGTTGATGTGTTCGAGAAGATTGAGTTTTGTCAAACTCAGCCTGTCTATGACGGCACAACTTGGCGGATGGTCCGCAGCCCCCGTGTGTGCTTGGATAAGGACGGCATTAACTTGCGGCCCGGAAACAGGTCTTTTGAGGGGTGGCTTGGTAGTGTTGGTGAATGTGGGATGGCCCTGACTAGTGGCATACCCATACTGCAATCTTACTACCAATACTTAATTCGTGTGTCCAATGGCAAACGCGCCGTTCTCGAGGTGACCGGTATGGAGTATTTGAGGGGGAACCTCATTAGCTCCGCACCTAGTTCCATCTCTGACGACGCCCGCCTGTCGTTCTGGAGAGCCTTCGGGGTGCAGCCCCATAGGCAGGTTCTGATAGAGGAGTCTCTTGATGAGCTTGACTCTGCACTCCCCGTGGAGATGATAGGACCTATCCTATCACTGCCATTTCTACAACATCTGTAGACATAATGACCAAAAAGAAGCAAAACAAGTCACAAAAGACTAAGAAGATGAGGGGCAATGTTAGGGCAATGGCCCCTCGGTCCATATTGTTGGACAAGGGTGCCATGGACCACATCAAACTTATGGCTGATCCGTGCCAGGGCAGACTGGCCCCAGCCGCCTTCCCCAGTCCTGGGGGTGGTACTTTGATGAGGTTCCGCGCTGTATTCACAGTCGCTACCGGCGGTAGCGACACAGCGTTCTTTTTCCATTGGTCTCCCGGCATTAATGAGTACTTCGCCACTGGGTTGGCAGCAGGCACAACCAGCTACCAGCCCAGCAGCGCAAGTGCCTTCACAGCACTACAATTCACTAGTGGAGTTGGAAACACTACCACCACATTCCGGTGTGTGGCAGCGTGTGCTAAAGTGATGACTAATGCGTCGGAGCAAAATCGTGCCGGCATCATGTATGCCGGGCAGACCTCTTGGAATTACTACGGCGCCAACGGCGCTGGAGCTTCCACAGTCAACACCAATGTTACCGGTCTTCCTGTGTCTTTCCGCACCCCAGCTCAGGCTGTTGAGGTGCTGTGGGCACCCTACGAAGCAGATCTGAGCTTTCGTTCAGATGATTCTGCTGGTGGGGCATCCACAAGCCAGGACACAACCGGGCAATCCGCCATCACAATTGGCGGGGTCGGCTTAACGGCCGGCACTGGTGTGACAGTGGAAATGATTGGGGTGTATGAAGTTAACTGGAAGGCAGGCCTCGGGTATATCTCGTCAATGCCTGCCCCAGTGACCACATCTCCCTGGTCTGCTGTCTTGCAGGGCTTTTACAAGCTCATTGACAACGCTCCGGTGATTGTTGACACGCTGAGGCGAACCACCGAGTTCGTGAACACTGTTGGTGGATCCAATTTGCGCTACCCTGGAACACAGCGCCGGCTCTTAACCAATGGTTAGGCCGCTTAGTCTAGTGAGATCCGCTTCGGTCGGTTAGGGAGAGCTGTGCAAGTCGTGTAGGATTAACCAGTGAGAAACTAGAGGCACTCTTGAGGTAGGGCCACGGTCGCAAGCCGTGGTTCTGGTGCCAGTAACTGGGGGCAACCTGCATTGTAGCACACTCGGTCTGGGGTCTCATCACACGACAGTGATGGGGGGCACCGCAGATAACTTGATCATCGAAACAATTCGAATTAATAATCCCA